CATGGCCTGGCCGACCTCAAGCGCGCCCTGAACGAGTTGCCCGCCAAGATCGAAAAGAACATCATGCGCGGCGCACTGCGCGCGGGCGCGAACGAAATCAAGCGCGCCGCGCAGGCCAACGTGCCCGTTAAGTCCGGCGCGCTCAAGAACAGCATCAAGGTCAGCACGCGCGCGCGCAAAGACCGCTACATGCGCGCACGCGTCACGGCGGGCGACAAGACCGCGTTTTACGCCCACATGGTCGAGTTCGGCACCGCCGCGCACCGCATCCGCCCCAAGGGCAAAAAAAGCCTCTTCTTTGCCGGCATCGCCCGCACCGCCGTGGAACACCCCGGCGCCGAGCAGCGGCCCTTCATGCGCCCCGCGCTCGATTCGGCCAGCCAAGCTGCCGTGCAGGCCACCGCCGACTACATCCGCAACCGGCTGGCCAAGGAGCGCGCCAAGTGAGCCGTGCTCTCGCCGCCGCGCTGCTGAACCAGCCGGCGATCACCGCCATCGTCGGCACGCGCCGCGCGCTGAAAGAACTGCCCGCCGGCACCGCGCTGCCTGCGCTGGCCTACACCATCGTCGATATCAACCCCGCCGACTACCTGGGCAGCGCCGACGGCTACGAGGCCATGCGCGTGCAGGTCAACCCGCTCGCCACCACCATCGCGCAGGTCGAGCAGATCCACGCCGCCATCCACGGCGCGCTGCACGGCATGGCCGGCGTCACCCTGGCCGCAAAGCGCGTGATTCAGGTTCGCCGCGACATCGCCGGGCCAGACGACAAATTCACCGACGACGCAGGCGCAGTCACCTGGACTTCGCCGCGCGACTACATCGTCATCTACGAATAGCGCCCACCAGCGCTTGCCACCGGGGCCGCCTTACCAGCGGCCCTTTTTCATTGCCCGCGCCTGCGGGCTTTTTTGCTTGAAAGAAGGAAAGCCCACCATGGCCACCTCGTTCCCCACCTCCAGCGCCGCTGGAACCACCATCAGCATCGTCGCTGGCAACCCCACCACCTACGACGCCACCGGCTTCGCCGCCCTCGTCTGGGAAAACATCGGCAAGATCAAGAACGCTGGCGAATTCGGCAAGACGTTCGACCTGATCACCAACAGCTACCTGTCGCAACGCGGCAAGGAAAAGCGCAAAGGCACGTTCGACGCCGGCAAGCTCAACCTCGAAGTGGATGTGATGACCGACGCCGGCCAGACCGCGTGCGAAGCCGCGCTCGACAGCGACCTGGACTACAACTTCAAGATCGCGTTCAAGAACCAGGTCACCTACTACGTGCGCGGCCAGGTCATCAGCTTCACCAAGAAGATCGGCGGCCCCAACGACATGCTGGCCGCCACCATCGGCATCGAACTCAACCCCTTCTTCAGCGACACCACCGAAATCGCCGCCGTGAAGGTCCTGCCGGCCTGACCAGGCCCCACCACCGCGCACCGACCCGGCTCGCTTCGCACTCTCGCGGGTGCGGGCGGGCTGGGCACGGGCGTTTCCCCACCACCCGCGAAAGACCCTGACCCATGAGCAAGACCGAAACCACCCCCGCCGCGCCAGATTTCAGCGCCTACCTGCTGGCCGAAACCGGCGACGTGAAGATCACCCTGCCCAACGGCGACCCCATGCTGCACGACGGCCAGCGCGTCACCGTGCACGTCTACGGCCCCGCCTCCGCGCAGTACGCGCAGGCCATGGGCGCCATGCAGCGCGCCGCACGCGAGCGCCTGTTCGGCAAAAAGGGCGCACAGCCCGACGACGCCGAAGCAGACGCCGAAGCCAACGCCCGCTTCCTCGAAGCCGTCACCGCCCGCATCGAGCACTTTCCCTACCCCGGCGGCCTGGCCGCCATCTACCGCGAGCGCCGCCTCGGCTACCTGGCCGACCAGGTGCGCGCGCACCTCAACGACCAGGGAAACTTCTTCAAGCCCTCGAAGATGAGCTGATCCTCGCCGCGCGGCAAACAGGCTGGGCCAACTCGCGCCCGCGCGACGAAGACGGCAAAGAGGGCGACAAGACCCAACTGGAAATCGCCAAAGACAACGGCGGCGTCATCCCCATGCCGCCGCTGCACGCGCCGTACCTCTACGACTGGCTGATGACCGCCGGCCCCGTGCAAGCGGGCGGCATGGGGCCATCCAGCCTGAGCGCCACCGAACTCACGGCCTGGGCCGCCGCCAGCGGGCAGCGGCTGCAGCCGTGGGAATTCCGGGCGCTGCAACGCGCCTCCCGCGCGTACTGCAGCGAACTGCTTTCACCCGGCGACTGGCCGCCCTACGGCGACCCGGACGACCTCTACGACGACGACACCGTAGCCGACCGCCTGGCGGCCGGCCTGGACAAACTTTGCTCCTGATTGCATAGCATGAAAATCGGCACGTTGATGATCGACATGGCGGCGGACGTGGCACGGCTGTCTGCCGACATGAACCGCGCCACGGGCATCGTTGACGCCGCGTCGGCCAAGATGAGCGCCGCCGCCAACATGGCCAAGGGCGCACTGGCGGGCATCGCGGCGGGGTTCACCGTCGCCGCCTTCGCGGGCGTCATCAAGGGCGCGATCGACAGCGCCGCCAAGCTGCACGACCTGGCCATCCAGTCCAGCACCACCGTGGAGGCACTGAGCGGCCTGGCCGCCGTGGGCAAGTTCAGCGACCAGACGGCGGATTCCATCGCGGGAGCGATGAACAAGCTCACCCGTAACCTGGCCTCGACCACCGAGGAAAGCCGGGGCGCGGGCCTCGCCATTCAGGCGTTGGGCCTGAGCGTGTCGCAGTTCAAAAACCTGCGGCCCGAGGACCAGATGCTGGCCGTGGCGAAAGCGCTCGACGGCTTTGCCGACAGCGCTGACAAATCGGCCGTCATGATGGCCCTGTACGGCAAGGAGGGCGCAAAGATGCTGCCCTTCATGCAAGACTTGGCTGTCGCGGGCGACCTCGCCGCCAAAGTCACCACAGAGCAGGCCGCCGCAGCCGACAACCTCAGCGACAACTGGCTCAAGCTGCAAACCAGCGGAGACGGGTGGAAAAAAGAGCTGGCCATGGGCATGGTGCCAGCGTTGGATCAGGGCTTGCAGGCGCTGCTCGATGTGACCAATGGTGCAGGTGGTCTGCGCGATCAGGTTCGCGCCCTTGCCGCGGACGGCAGCATCAAGCACTGGACGAACACGGTAATGGAAGCCGTCTCCTACGTCGTTGACGGATTTCAGTGGGTGATCCGTGTTGTCGTCGCTACAGCGCAGACCATTGGTGGTGCGATGGCCGCCGCATTCACGGCTGTAGGTAGCCTCGGCAGCGCATTTGGGAAGGTTATCTCGGGCGACATGAGCGGCGCATTGGCCGCCATTTCGTCGGGCGTTGATCGAAGCAAGAACATCCTGAATGCTGCGGAAAAGGATGTCGCAGACCAGTTCACCGGTAAGACGTTTGGCGCGAAGTGGCGCGAGTCGATGCAGCAGGTGCAATCGTCGACGCAATCAGCCGCTGACTCGGTGCACAGGCAGAAGCCGAAGCTCGACTATCAAAACGTCCTCGCTCAGAACGCCAAGGGCGCGAAGGACAGCGAATCGGCCTTCAACTCGCTCATCAAACGCCTGCAGGAACACCTCGACACGAACAAGCAGGAAATCGCCATGGGGCGCGAGCTGACCGACGTCGAAAAGCTGGAAGTCAAGACCAAGACCGACGTGGCGCTGGCCGGCAACAAGCTGACCGCGCAGCAGCGCGCCGTCATCGCCGCCAAACTGGAAGAGGTCAAGGCGACCGCGTTGCAGTTGCAGATTCAGCGCTCGCAGATCGCGCAGGCCAAGGAATTGGCCGAGGCACGCGCCGCGCAGCGCCGCGCCGACGAACAGTCGATCCGCGCGTTCTTCGCGCAGCAGCAAGACGAGCAGGCGGCGGCGCTGCGTACCTCGCGCGAGCGCATCCAGTCCATCGATGACGAAAACGCGGCGATGGACTTGAGCGTGCGCGCCAATATTTCGTTGGCTGAGGCGGTGCAGCGCGTCACCATCGCGCGTCTGAAAGAAAAGCAGGCTCGCTTCCACGAAGGCTCGGAAGGCTGGAACGACCTGCAGCAGCAGATCGACCTGGCCAATCAACTGTCCGAGGCAATTTCCGGGGCAGAAACCCGCCGTCGAAACAACGACATGTGGGACGGCTTCATGAACGCCGCCCACGGCGCGTTCATCAACATCGAAAGTGGCTTCGAAAGCACCGTCAAGCAGCTGTGGAAATCCATCAAGACTGGTCTGCTCGACTTGATGTGGAACGCATTCGCCAAGCCCATCATGCTCAACCTGCGCGCCAGCCTGATGGGCATCGGCGGCGGCCTGACGGGCACCGGCGCCATGGCGGGCGGAGCGGGCGGCGGTGGCGGAGCAGGTGGCCTGCTGAACATGGGCTCGTCGCTGTTCGGCGCCTTCGGCACCTCGGCCAGCTGGGGCCTGACCAACGTACTGGCCGGCAATATCGGTTCCACGTTCGGCGGCGCCATGTCCATGCTGGGGGCCGGCCAGATCGGATCGGGCCTGGGTGCGCTGGCCGGCGCTGCTGCCCCCGTGCTGCTGCCGCTGGCGCTGTTCGCCTCCGGCGCCTTCGGCCGCAAACACGAACAGCACAACCTGCAAGGCACCTTCGGCGGCGCCAGCGGCTTCGAGGGCACCTGGCACGACTACTACCGTGGCGGCCTGTTCTCGTCCAGCAAAACCGAGGACACCCCGCTCGACAGCGGCACCCTCAAAGCCCTGCGTGACGCCTGGAAAGCGCAAGAAGCCGCTGTCACCGACTACGCGCAGACGCTGGGCCTGGCCACCGACAAGATTTCGGGCTTCACCTACGCCGTCAACTTGAAGCTGCAGGACCTGGGCGACCCCAACGCCGAGGGCTACATGGCCAAGGTCATGCAGCGCGTCAACGAGGCCCTGGCCGCTGGATCCGACGCACTGGCGCAGCAGATTCTGGGCACGTGGACGGAGACGACAGAAACCGTCAAAAAGACCATCTGGACGCTGATCGGCGGCGACGAAGGTTGGGCCAACGTCACCACCGAGGAAACGGTGACCGCGCGCACCTACGCGCAGTCGCAATACCAGCGTGAGGGCGAGAAAGCCATCGACACGCTCACGCGCCTGGCCACCAGCTTGAAGACCGTCAACGGCGTTTTCGACACGCTGGGCCTGACGCTGATTGACGCCTCGCTGGCCGGCGGCGACCTGGCCAGCAAGCTGGTTGACGCATTCGGCGGCACCGATCAGATGGGCGCGGCGTTCGGCAGCTACTACGAGCGCTACTACTCCGAGCAGGAACAAGTTGACGCGCTTACTCGTCAACTCACCGGCACGTTCCGCGAGCTTGGGTTCGAGCTGCCAGCCACGCGCAAGGAACTGCGCCGCTGGATTGAAGAGCAGCAAGACTCGTTGGTAAACGGCAACGCAAATGCCGCCACCAAACTGGCAGGCCTTGTCACGCTCGCCACGCCGTTTGATGAACTCACCGCCCGAATCGACGCCCTGCGCGCCGCCGCCGCTGGTGCTGGTGAAGCGGTGGATGAACTCGGCCAGGACCTGTCCGACGTCATGATTGACCTGCTGGCCGAGCGCCAGCGCCTCAACGCCGATCTACTGGAAGCTCAGGGCGATCTGTCCGCCGCCATGGCCGCCCGTCGCGCGATTGACATTGCGGGCTACACCGCCGAAGAAACCGCCGCCTACGACGCCAACGCCGCCATCCGCGCGCACATCGCCGAGCTCAACGCGCAGCGCGCCGCCGTCGACGCCGCGCTCAACGCGCAGCGCGCCGCCGCCGACGCCGCGCTCAACGCGCAGCGCGCCGCCGCCGACGCATCGGCCGCCATCACCAGGGGCTTGGCCGACACGCAGGCGCGGTTGGCGATTGAGCTGCTGCAAGTGCAGGGCAACCTGCAGGCCGCCGCCGATGCGCAGCGCGCGCTCGACACGCGCGGCTACGACGCAGCGCAACTGCAGATGTATGACGCCAACGCCGCCATCCGCGCGCAGATCGAGGCCGAGCGGCTGTACCAGCAGCAGATGCAAGAGGCCCAGCGCCTGGCCGAGCAACAGGC